TATGTGTTCCGAAGGGTGCGGTACCATACTAAATACTTGCTTAAACCTGTTATCCCACAGTCTTTGACTGCCGGGCTTAGCAGAATAGGGAGCAAAGCCACTATGAACAAAGGTCTTTGACCTTTACTCATGGCGGTAGCTGCTCTGTACCACAAACGTGGTACAAGCGCTTTAATTAAGAACGATATAGTTTTTATTGAAGGTCTTTTCCAATCCCTTTCCAGCAGGCGAGCCAGAAGCTCCAACCTACGGGAACAGGAATTCGCCGAGACTTCCTCTCGCAGGGATGCGGGAGTAACGTTCTCAGAACCTAACACTACTTGGCTAGCAAATTGAAATAATCTCTCACCCTTCTTTCCTTTTAGGGAGGTCGGGGGAGAGATAATACTTTTTGCTAGAGAAATAGGAATACATAACTCTTTACATATTTTTAAATATTGCTCTGCTACTAACTGATCAGCAATTACTAAATCATCTCCAAGGATCCTATACTTTTTAAAAATAATATAAGATTCCTTACCTCGGATCTGAAATGCAGAAAACTGCACTAGTAAGTGATGGAGTAAGGCAAGTGAAGCCCAAGAGGATAAAGCTCCCATAGGTTGTCCTCGAGTATACTTGATATAATCTTTTCCGTCATGCTCGTACCGAGTCCCTCTCGTCTTTTTGGGAAGAGAGAAATCTCGATCCGTGAGAAGGGAAGCCCATAGGGTTCCAATTTCACGGTCGAACAGACAGTCGAGCATATCTACATAATAATCGATACTTATCATGTCTGTGGCGGACTTTAAATCAAAGGAATAAAAGCAATCGTGACCTTCATCTTTGAAGGTTCGAACTGCTCCATCCTGATCAAAAGTCCCATCACAGATAGAAAATGTTTCAAGCAAGCGAAAAAGATGTTTATGTAATGGTAGAAGGACCATTTGGGTCCAATAATCCACCATAGCAAAAACACGAATTTTCCCTGCAGACTCATATTTCAATGATAAGGCGCCCAGAAAGGCCTTTTTATTAACATATTCCTTATACCAACGAGAGTGGAACATGGCAGAAATATAATATAAAAAATCATACATATTTCTACCGTGCTTATCATCTAAGAAATCCATCCACCGAAGTAGATGGTTCACAGGCTGATACCCCCATATCCGAGCCGCCTTAGGGGCAGCAAAGATAGACGGGCCACTATCTACTCCACTCGCTGTAAGAATCAAAGGAAAATGATCAGGAAGTAGGACTTTTCCTACTTCATAGATCATAAGATTCTTACGAGCGAATGTGAAGATAAACTTTTTAAGCTGATCACGTAAGTTACTTTGGACAGGTGGTGAAACTATGGTAGAAAAATCCGGCTCCGCATAAATACCCTCTAGAGCACGATAAATTGACAGTATAGAAAACCAGACTCGAATCCAGACTTTGTTACGATTAACAAACATCTGTCTCACAGGATTAGGAAGCCAAACAGGAATTCCTGCCTTGTTTAATCGCAAGGGGACTCCTAATTCGTGAGGATTCGATCTAGTCCCCGCCAGATAAGATTCTAAACAAAGTCTAGTAATCTTAAGTGTGCGGATATACATGTTAATCCCATTGTGCTCCAGGATATGTTGAGAAGAATTGATAAAATGTTTGACGGAATTTAAGTACGACGAACCTAATTTTAGCCCTGCGTAAGCTGCTAAGTTTACACTATAGCCCCTTACTAATCGAACAAGACTTGTCTTGTCGATTCTGACCATT